CAGGGCTTCAAAGGGTATGGTGAGAACAACTTGAGAGAGAGTTGAGAGAGAGGTGTCGCCCTCACCATTCTTTTATAGTATCCGAAAGGACACTAAATGTCAACACATTTTTAGTGCCTCTTCTGTGGTTTCTTTAACTCTGCGAGTCCAACCACGACCAAAGGTTTCAAATGTGGAAAGTTGCTCATAGTATCCTTGTCGAGCATCTTGATACGCCTTGATGGTTTCTTCCAAACCATTCTCTTCGACATACGCATTTACCTGTCGTAAAGTGTTAGGGCCAATAGCACCATCAGCACCGGCACCAACAAGAGTTTGTAGATACTTAGCGGCTCGCCCAGTGCCAGCATTAACACCGAAATCAAACACGCACAAATCCAAACCACTAGGTAGTTCATCGCCCTTTACCCTTCCCCAATAATTCTTTTCATAGATAGGTGCGACATCTTCAACCGTTAGGTCTTTCATGTCCTTAGTTCCACCCCATTCTTCATAGACTCTTTTAGTGACTCCAAGATTGGTTTCGCCGCCAGGGTCTTTTGGATGGTTTACATACCCACCTTCATGGTGAAGTATCATTTCCAAGCAATGTTGATAATTTTCTTTCATTTAGTTAATCCCTATTAAATGTAGACTCCAACCAAGTCTTGATTGTGTCGGGGTCTGTGGTTACATATGGGTCGTTTTCTGCATTGTCAGAGCGTTCAGGCTCCTCCCAAAATTCTTCGACAACCCCATTCTTGATTACGGCAGCATATCTCCAAGAGCGTGCGCCAAAACCAAGATTTTCCTTCTCAACGAGCATACCCATTTGTCGAGTAAACTCACCATTACCATCTGGGATCACCTTGACATTTTTAATACCAAGATGTTCTGCCCATGCGTTCATTACAAATGAGTCGTTTACTGAGATACAGTAAATCTCATCAATTCCGTATGATTTGAAAACCTCAAAGTTTTCTTCAAACCCTGGCAACTGGTATGTTGAACAGGTCGGTGTGAATGCTCCCGGCAAAGAAAAGAGGATTACTCTCTTGTCTCCAAACAAATCTTTAGTAGTGACATTCTGCCACACACCACCAATAGGACATCCACCACCCTCTGGTGCTTCATCTCCGACTCGTGTCCTAAATGTTACATTAGGAACACATACGCCTTCTTTCATATTAACTCCTTAGATAGTTATCGTTCCAACCAAATGCTTCCTTGACTACATTTTCAGATAGTCCTTTATACACTTGGTGAAGTTTCTTATCCTTAGCGTCAATAAGAAGTTGCGCCTCAGATGAATGTAATCCTTCCAAAATTTGGATGAAAAGATTTTCTCGTTTGAATTGAGGCAATTGGTCATCACCCCCTTTAATAAAACGATATAGTTTTTTTGCTTCTCTACGCAAAACCGTATGTTCAGTTCCTTCTTCAGCATTATTCGCTGTATAAGGAACTTCACCTTCTGGAATCAACCAAACGATATTTGGATCGAATGATGATTTCAAAACCATACGAAGCGGTTCGCAATCATATTCTTTAAGAAGTTCAACCTTCTTATCCTTAGTTTTTGCGTTATGAACTTTCTTTAGAACCTCAGAAAGTAGAGGTGTATATGTGTCTTTTGCCATATTAAAAGTCTCCAATGTCATTCATGAGATTTTTCAATCTCTTTTGTATGAAATAATTTAGTAGTTTTGATCTTTCACCTTTCGGTGGTTTCTCATATTCAACAAGAATCCTATCCTTCAAGTCACTTGGAATATACTCCAAATCAATCAAAGTTTTGTTGCGTTGATAATTTCTCATCATTTCCTCTGAGCAAAAATCTTCTGGTTCAAGGTCTACCCAAGTTTCCAGTTTCTTTTTTGCAAGAGGGCGTTGACGCAACTCATCTACAAATGTATTGTCAGACGATAAGAAGTTAGGAATACCATCACTCCTGTCGCCTTTCAATATATGTTCCTTAATATATATGCGAGGGTCTTGCCCATTAACAAACTTCTTGAGCACTGGTGAATATTGTTTTACAAAGTTGTGTTTCTGCAACTGTATAAAATCCTTGTCACCAGACAAGATAAGAACATTTTCAAATGCAGATGGTGTTTTAGAAACATAATCAATTATAGCAGCAATACAATCGTCTGCTTCTGCACCCTCTACCTCTAAGACTTTGTATGGAAAATTATCTCTGATTTCATCACGAATATTATTCAGTGTTTCAAAGATAGTTGCCCAATCAAGTCCAGACGCTTCTCGATCTTTCTTACGATTTGACTTGTAGTTGGGGAAGAAATCTCTTCTCCAATACTTCTTACTATCGTAACAAAGAACTAACTCACCATACTCTTCACTGAACCTAGAGCGATACATACGCAACGAGTTCAATACCATATGGCGAACCAGATTTTCATCGACATCATTCTGTCGTTTTGAACCGATGGACATCATCAAATTGCTG